AGAATAAGCGCCGACAAGAAGTTGTTAGAATCCGACGTTTGCATAAGCCGGAAAGTAACAGTACCTGACCGGTCTGCACTAATAGAAATAGTCATCTCACCATCTGTACCAACACTGTGAGCTGCCGAGTCATTTAGCCTTGCCAAGCTTATTACGTCGTCGCCTTCATCAAAGCCTGATATTTCCAAACCGTTGACAAGAAGTATCGTATTTAGGAAACTATAATCTTTCATTGCTTACCCCTTATCGTTCAAATACACCGTTGATCTGAGCGCCGTGAATGGCACCAGCACCGAGAACAACAAAGCTCAAACCTGGATACAACCGGGCTTCTTTGTCGGACTGGTTAATGTCTGCTACTGGTACGGTAATGGTTTTGTAACCGTTAGCCAGGAACTCGCCGTCAATTGTTTCACCGGCTGCAATCAAACCATTGCGAACCGCTTCGTCCAATGCGTTGATAACTTGTTGCTCCAGGGCTGCTACACCTTTGTCGGTATATGGAACCTTAGTTGTACGAGTTAGCAAGTAACCGAACACGTTTGTTTGAATTGCGTTTTCAAGCCAGTCAATACCATGGACTTCGTCAAAGAAGGTATTGTTAGCCATACGAGATTCGGAATACATATCGCTGGCACCAACCAGAATAAAGGCGTTGCCCCGTTTGCTATCCAGAACAGCTTTCTCGTTTTGAGTAAGTTGTTCAACGGTAATACCCGGTCCCTGTTTAAACTTCAACGTGAGTGTACTATTCGGTTGATTGAAGTTAACAGTAAAGGCGCGACCAAGAACAGACGCTGAAGGGTATTGACTAGGACTAGAGCTATATGTGCTAATGGTACGGCGTAGGTTCTTAGCCTTTAGTACGCTTAGTATGTCTGAGTCCGTTACGCTGTCCAAAGCATCCAGGTCGTTAGTAGTGTTACCAAACACTTTAACCCTAGCTTCACACCAGTCAGCAGCGGCTTCTACTGCATCTTCTGTATTAACAACAAATCCATCACGAATTTCTTTGGTGAATATTAAGCCATACCAATCAGGGTCAATATTCTGTATTGCATTCAGGCTAGAGGTAATGGTCTCAGCGGCTACCCCATTAGTCTTAGTGCCTTCCCCTTGCTGGATTTCCAAAAGGCTAGAAATGTCTGTACCAGTTTCTTGCTCAAGTCCAAACCCGATAGTAGATGTTCCGCCTACTGTACCAGAGTTTATAAAGAACCGGGTTCCGTCATGAGTTACAGTAGCAGCGGCAAAGCCACCGGAAGCAATAGCCTGAACTCCCGTTTGCAAGGTGGTTGCGATTTCAGCAAAGGTTACATCACCTGTAAAATCAAGCCCACTTACAACGTCTGAGACGCCATCAATGGTCAGGCCAAAAGCACCATCACTAACGGGGGTAAACAAGGCAAGGTTATCTTCATTGTCTTCTACAGCACCACCACGGAGTTGAGCAGCCACATCCGTAGGGTAACGGGTAGAAACTTTCAACTTCATTGGTTTTGGTTGCTGGCTGAAATAAGCCGTTGCTGCTTTTACTACTTCGGAAGTTCCAGGCCAATCGGCTGTCACCCCATCCAGATTACTATAAGAACGAATACGCTCTGCAACACCGATAACACCAGTTTCAGCGGTAACGATGTTTAGAGTCCCAAAGCCTTTTCTCGCTGGAAAGGTAGCACCAATGGCGATACTAACACTTACCACATTTGAAACTGGGATTGTCATGTTATTACACCTCTGTATTAAAGTTATACTTTAGACCGCGATACTGAAACTCACTTGCTATGTCTATGGCTTGTATTGACTTAACAATGTCTTGATCAGTAGCTACGGTATTTAAAACAAGATCAAACTGTGACCTTTCTTCCCACCCGTCATCCGTTGGGCCGTCTATATCCCTAACTTCAGAACGGCTTACCAAACCAACACCAGCAGAACTAAACAGGGATTGGATTGACTCTCTTACTAAACCTATTCTAACTTTTCTAGAGTTATCCATTGCATTAGCTCTATAAAAGTTGATTGACATTGTTATATTCCTAAGACCTGATATATATTCAGTAACGTCTAGGTTATCCACATTGTCTTTAAAAATTCTTTGCTCCCAACCTAAAGACTCACTCGCTAAAAAATCAACTACAGCATAAGCACCTTGAGGTCTTGGAGCGTCTTCTTGCTTGGCTTTTATTGTATACCCTGGAGTCTCCAAAACCAAATTTACAACGTCGCGAACCAGCTTGTTAATCGCTTCTTCTAGCAACATTAGTCTTTAACTCCCATAGCCATCGTATGACCGTAGTCATCCCAATCGCCTGAGGTTACTACTTTATATCTTTGAGACTTATAGATAACAACGTCAGCGATCAAACCGGCTTCGTCATTTGTAGTAAGGATGGGTTTTTTAGATATGAACAGTTTAGTGTCTTTGTCCTTTTCACCTTCTGGCAAAACCTCCATTTGTATAGGAGTAGGCTGCTGAACACTGGCTAAGGTTTTAAAAGTAGAGGTTGATCCCTTTACATATAAGCCGTCAACATAACTACCAGCAGCGGTTCTTTCTACCGTTATTATTTGTGAGGTATCAGTGTCTAGTGCTTCGGATACATTAATAACCATTATTCATCAACCTCGTAGGTTATAGATTGTCTCAGGTGACCCGTATCAACTAGAGGATTACCTTCGCGGTATACCAACGGAGGAGCATCAATATCTGTTATCTTATCTTGTACGTCTGTTTGAACAGCTAGGCCAACAATTCCCAAGGCTTGTTTGGTATCCATATCACCTTTTATAATCTTATAACTAAGCTTACGGAATAAGGTTTTGTAGTCTCGTTTCTTTTCGATAACAGTTGATCTAAGGAAACTACGCTCGGGGACGGAACCACTACCGAACTCATGTACTGTACCAACCATAATAACCGAGGTTCCATCTGGATAGTCGTTGCTACCTTGTGGCAAACCTACTTTAACCCCGTTTGGCCCTTTACCAAATACCTTACCGATACGCTCTAGTTCTTTAAGCGCCTTTTCCGGGGTCCGTATTATTCTGGTTCTTGACCTCATAGTTTATTAGCCACTAGCACGCCTGCAAAACAAGCGTTACGGATCATTAAGAACCGTTGCCCATATACCGTACCCATATAAAAGTCATCACCGTCTGAGCGATCCTTAGTGGCTACAGCGCGAGTAACAGAAACGCCCCCTGCACTCTTGGAGCTTACCGGACCAACTTTAACAGAACTGTCACCGGCTTCACTGGCTTCAGCAGTAATTAATAGATGAGCTACTAGATAAGCCTGAGCGTAATCATACTTACCCAACCAACGATTCTCATCAGCACCCATATAGATCAACTGAGAGTCCTCTATGAAGATCTCAACTCTTGAATCAGGGTAAGTTACATCGTCAGAAAACTCAGGGAATCTTGCTCTAAAAGCGGCAACGGTAACAGCCATTACATTCCCCTTGTTGCTTGGTATATGATAATGGCTGCTAGTATGCTAGTGGCCCACATAAGCATCCCTTTACCTATATCTTTATGACCTCTATTTATATTAGCTGTATCTTCAAGATCCCCTATTTTACCTCTAAGGATATCTATTGTATCGGCGTTGGCTTTAAGAGTAGTTATGATCATATCAGGATTGTGCTCAGCTTGCCACATTTCAACCTTCTTCATACGCTCATCCCCGGCATCTAGTCTTTTGCCAAACCTACTAATCACCTGCTCATGGTTAGTAACTCTTTCCTCTAGGCGTACAACCTTCTCAAGCTTAACCTCTATACCGGATAATCTCTTCTCTATTGTTTCCAAAACTCTCCATAGCCTCATGTCGTTAACATCATCAGTCACAATAATTACCCGGCGTTTTATGTGAGTTTATGGAATACTCTTTATAACCCTGTTTAAGATTATAAAGAGTAGCCCCTGTTACCAAGGGCTAATCCATAGACTTACTTGTTGTCTTTAGGTTTAGACTGAGACTTTGACTTTGACTTAGAAACTTCGCTTTCAAGTTCCTGGTCATCCTGCACCTTACCAAAAGAGAGTTTACCTTGCTCTTTCAGTTGAGATACATAAGCATCAAGGGGTTTACCCTCTTTGCTTACAAACTCCGACCAGTGCTTGTCGTCTACCACGTTAAAACCTGGGACGATTCGAACGGTAACTCGTTCTCCTGCTTTGCTAAGGATTTTCAAGTTGAACTGTCGCTGAGTGTTATTGATTACACCGGCCATGATATCAAATCCCTGTACCGATTGCGAGTGACAGCGGGTAATAGATATTAAGACCCGCCAAACGGTTACGACCAGGAACAACAAACTCAAGGTTCTTTTGCTGTACTGGCATCATTTCCAACTCTACCGGGATTTCCAATTGCAGCTTGTCCGGGTTACGGTCATAGGCTACCATTGCATCTGTTGATAGGTTGGGATTAAGCTCTGATGAGCATTCGTTAACAGGGATAATATCATCCACACTGTTCAGGTACGGGCTGTTCTGTACCAGGAACATCAGGATAGTAGTATCGCTGTTACTTGCACGAGGAGTAGAGCTGATATAAGACCACTGAGCAGGAGGTAGCATCAGCGTATTGCCGCGCTCAACCATTTTGGTAGTCTCAAAGATATCAGCGAACAAGTCGTTAACATCAAACAGGATTTCGTCCGGTGTTTTGCTTGCCCAATCAGATGTTGCGCCCGCCCCATTAACAACGGCACCAGTTGGGATATTAGGGTGATCAAACAAACCCGGCAAACCACTAGGGGCATCACCAAAGAATGCAACGTCGTTAACCTTCTGCTCTACAGATCGCATAGCAGCGTTTGCACGACGTTGATCCAAAGCTGCACCAGTTAGCTGCGAAGCTTGGATCTCGTCCAAGTTATAGCCGTAAGAGATACCTACGGAACGCACTGGGATGGTGGTTTCCTTACCGGCAACGTCTGCACGAGGCAAGTCGTCAGCGTAGGCTTGGATAATCTTAGCCGCGCCTACTTGATCATAAGTACGGTAAGTGATTGAAGTAACACCCGGACCACCTTCGTTGGAAACAGGGAAAAGGCTACGCGCCTGAAGTTCAGCATACTGAACATCGTAGCTACGAGCTTTAATGTGCTCCAACTGGCGCTGGAAGAAGAACGCGCCGTCAGCATCCAGGATACCGTTGTTAATAGCTTGACTAATAGCACCGTCAAGTGTGGTTTTGGTCGGCCCTTGTACAACGGCATAATGTGCGCCGTCAAACTGTACAATGGAGCCGTCACGGAGTTTCAATTGCTTCATTTGATTGCTCCTTATGAGCCAGCGGTTACGGCTGAGGTTTGAATTCGGATTACAGCCAGTTCACCGGCTGAAGCGGTAGTTTCCCAAGTGGCACCGTCAAGCTGAGTCTCGCTGGCACCAGCAGCGCCGGAGTCCAGAATACCAGTACCATCAGCATAATTAACAGCGTCACCGGGTACACATCCAGTAGGGCATACTGCCCAAATATAACCGCTACGCATTACACCGGCGGTTTCCTTTACGTCCCACTTGATAGCACCTGCTTCGCCGCCTTCTTGTTCTAGCGAACGAATGGTAACGCCTAGGAAGTCGGCGGAAGCAGCGGGAACAATTTGCTTGTCGGCATCTGTTCCGCGTGTTACTGCAACACCAAAGCCGATACCAGCAACGGTTTCAACCGAGCGGGATACGATGTCATGAGGCGCTTGAGCGTAAATAAGGCCAGCGTAAGCCTTGCCTTGACGGATATCATAAGAAGTTTGTGCGCTCATTATTTAGCACCTCCTTTCCAAAGGTTACGGTTCCGCTCGAGCATTTTATCACGGGCGATAATATGAACCGGGCGAGTGTCTTCAACTTTACTGTCTTTGGTTGTAACTTCCTGACGGAAAGCACTGTCCAAATCGTTAACACCTTGTACGGATTCAACCAGCATATCAAAACGGGCTTGGATATAATCTGTAGAAACAGAATCCATTTGAACGTTTTCACACTTAGTAGCAACCGCTTCTTTCATCAAACTAGCATTGTCCTTACCTTCCCATTCAATTTCTGGTAGGATCTTACGGACTTTGTCAACCAGTTCAGTACGCGCTGCAACCAGCTTGTCCAGGGCGTCAGCCGTTGGAACCTTGCTTGTTGCGTCGTCAAGTTTAGCCTTCAAAGAATCTTCGGTTTTCTCAGCCGCTTTTTTGGCTGCTTCCGCTTCATCTTCTTTGGCTTTCTTTTCTTTCTCAGCTTCTTCGGCTGACATTTCAGCATCTGTCAGGCGAGTATGCAGTTTCCCAACCGCTTGTGCCGCCTGATCAGATACTTCATAGTCAACCCCATCAATGGTGATCTTAGCCATTTTGGTTATGTCTCCTAGGTTAGGAAGTTGGTCGGCTACTCTGCAATCTCTTCCAGCGCGACCACGCTCTACAATAGCAATGTGATTGCCTTTTATATTCCTCTGAACGGCATCGTATTGCTCACCGTCTAGAGAAACACCGGGAGTCCAGTCTATATCCGCTGTATAGCCGTTGGACAATTCTGCTTTGCCGCTTTCAATATCTTGTATTGATTTAGCGTCAATAATAAATAGGTCTGATTTGGCAAAACAACCATCACGCGTAACAGTTGGGCCAGCATGACCAACTGAGTATTCTTTTGCGTTGCTGGCATTAACAAGTACAGGGGGATGGCCGTTAGTTATAGGCTTGTTACTGAATGAGATTAAAGATAAGTCTGAAAACACCTCTTCCTCAGAGCGATACACTCTTACAATATCGCTAGGGTCACGGTCATCAACGTCCATTTCACCGGCTAGATACTCTTGTATACCAATGCGAGATATCCTTGCTGGTACAACAAGAAATCCTTCATCGGTATACTTGCGTTCTGAGTTTATATCTAGTCTGTCTTTTAGAAACATCTCTTACCGCCTTCTGGGTTTAGACTATAATAGTTCATATTCTAATCAAAATAAACACCTTGGTACAATACAGCCTCCAAACTACACTTTAATTATCGATTGCGCTACGCAACGGCACTGAATGTCCTGCCCTGGATGACCTGTATCTTCAGGAGGATCGTCCCATCTGAATGTTTTACCGTTCTTACTTTTATGGCTGTCTCTTACTCTTTCGTCACCTGCTGTCCGCCAAATATACTCCTCAACTCCCAGGTTTTGTGACCGTTGCTGGTTAAGCGCGGAGTTTAACTTAGATGTCTGGTCACGCGCGATAAGCCTAGCTCTTTTCTCAGTACTATACCCTATCTTGGTTATCTGTTTAATCATTGAGGTAGCGTCCCGACCCTGCACTGTACCTCTAAAGACAACACCTTCTATCTGCTTAAAATAATCCTCAGGTATTGTCTTTATGAGAGCAACATTCTCTCTAGTCGTCGCATACATTATATCTTCCAAGCCTTCGTTCTGTAGTACGTTGTTCAGGTTAACTCCAATAGCGTTTTCCATTGCCTTGTAAAACCGCTGTTTGTTAGCCTGATCAACTCCCTCAGCAAACCCGGCGCTCACTATAGCAGCGTTGCGACCAATGTCCACATAGCTGCGCTTTATGTTCTCAAACACCTGCTCTAAAGTCTTAGCGTAGGCGTCATTAACATACTCAGGTTGTAGTCGTCTAAGAACAGGTACCAGTTGTTCGTTTATATCTGTTCTTAGTCGTTTGGCTATACCCTGTAACCATTTACGATACTTCACCTCCGGTCCCTTTGGATTCCTCACCGGGTTCAGCCGTTTCTTCTTCTCCGCTCTGTGCTTCCTGTTCAGCTCCAAGTTCAAGCTCGTTGGTATCGGGTTCAAAGCCATTAGTGTATTCCTCTAACTCATCAATATGTTCATCGGTTAGGTTAGTGTAGGTTGAGTTCTGCTTTAGTTCTTTGGCTACCGTGTACTCTGGAACAACACCTTTGTCCAAGTATATCTGGTCGCGCTGAGCAATAATAAAGTCGGTATCAGCCTGCTCTTTAGGTGTCATTTGGAATAGCGAGTTAAACTTATAATCCAGGTCAGCGTCGTCCGCTATACCAAGACTCTTCCCCATTATAATATCAAAGAAGTCCAGCTTAGGTTTGTAGTCCTTGGACTGTTTGGAACGTATAGTGTCGTAGTAATTTTTCATGTCTCCTTCGCCGGTCGCGTTTAAGCCGCTCGCAGAGCTACCTAGTAGGCGCGTAGCAGGTACGTCACTAGCACCGGCTAGGAACAAGGCGTGAGCGTTAAGCAGGTCTGGTATGCTGGCAAAGCTGTTCTGCTTCTTCTCATACTTTTCATCAATATCCAGCACCAGCATATTGTTGAAGCTTTTCATCATACCTGCTAATGTAAACCGTTTCTGCAGCAAGGATGTCCCTTCTGCAGTTTGTAGATACCCCATCAAGTTCTTAACCTGCATCACATCCACGTTACTCTCATATACCATGCTAGCAGAACCCGCTGCAATGGTATTGAAGTTAGTGAGTGCTTCGTATAGCCGATCTAGTACAGAATCAGACATATAGTTGTTACGCTTGAACTCATCAAACGGCAACTTAACTGCGTCAAACCTTATTACCCGGCTATGGTGAATCTTCACGTTAGTATTAACAAAGCGGTAATGACTTGGCATACCGTAGTTGGGATCTAGTGGGTTCTCAATCGGTTGCAGGTCAGCCCGGTCAATACGGTGACGGTCAACAACCTTTATATGTTTGAGGCCGCCTTTCTTGATATTGTTAATCTTAAGCGGTTGGTCTACAGGCTGACCGTCGTCAATGTTCATTACAATAAAAGCAGTTCCGTAAAGTCGTGCCCATTTATGAGCCTGATTAAACGCATCGGACAAACCAAGACGCTCTTCCTCTTCTACCAATGCGCCAACGGTTTCGGGTTCAATGTCCCCGCTAAAGTAGCGCCATTCCCGCGTCATATCATCAGGTATAATGTCTACTACTTTACCGGCTAACCAGTCTGTACGGTAAAGGGCGTTTAACTCAACTTGATTACCATCTGCCGATAGCCGCTTAGAGTTAACAAAAGTAGAGTGAGACCGCTTGTCTTGGTTAGTACCAAGCTCGGCTACTAGGTTCTCTAGACTGTCTTTTAATGCTGTTTGGTCAGAGTCCATTATATGGGCCTCCTCATATGTATTTTTATCCACTGTGTTCTCCTAACTTAGTTAAGGTTACATTTGTTACATTGAAACGCATTGGCTTTTAATGTGTGTAAAATTTTAAGCAAATTTTCCTTTATGCATTACCCAACTATCAACTATATAACAAATGTAACCTTGAGTAATTTACATTGATCTTTTACTGCTAAACTCTCATGAACCGATTGCGTTAGAACTATACAACATATCCTCAAAGACAATTAAGTCCTCAACGGCATCCATTGTGGGATCTATTTGATCGTCGTGTTTATGGGTCATTAAAGGAGTAAACTTGCGGAACTCCTCTTTATAATCGCTTATCCAGTCCAAATCAAGAGGTAGGAATATATAACCGCTGGCAAAGTACTTAACGACACCCATTGCTCTCAGAACCTTATCCGTATTACGTTGTATAGGTTCTATTGGTATCATATAGTTCTTCTTGATAGACTGTATAAGAGAAGACCCAGAGCTCTTGTCCTCTATCTTAACTAGGTTTGCTCCTAGAGGCTTGTATAAAGTAGGCTTCCACTTATTCCAGAACTCAACCAGCTTAGACTCTAGCTCTGGTGCTTCCCATTTACCCCTTATTTGATCTAATAAGTAAATACCCTGACTAGGGACTCTACCCCAACACTGGAACACACTGTAGTCGTTATGCTCTTTGGTTTTCTGCGCTGTGTCGCCGTATATACGTATCATGTCCATACCGGCTGGCACAACCTCATAGTGTCTCCAATACTTGTCTTTAAACATACCTCCGCCGTCAGGAGAGGGCTGCTGTTGCATCTGACTAGAGGTAGTATAGGGGTCACCAGACTCTAATGTTTTGTATTGTTCCAGGTTATGCTTAAACGGCCAAAGCATATCTCCAATAGGTACAGTGCTTGGCACAATACCTATCATGTCGTCTCTGCTAAAAAGCATAAGGCTTGCCACCGTTGAGAGCCGCCAGAATGCCGTTTAGGCTTATGGGAATACCGTGGGTATAGTCTTTAGGGTAAGGCTTGTTA